CTAGCGGCGCTTGCGCGGCGCAGGTTTGCGTTCGGCCGCGGCGGCCACGGCCCCGGCCACCTTTTCCAGCGAGCGCCCCCCGATATAGCCCCCCATGCCGATGGCGAGGAAGTCCCAGAATCCCTGCGGCAGCATCTGCCAGCGCGGCTCGAACGGAACCGGCCCACCCGCGATCACGTCGGCAAGCGGCAGCACCAGCCCAGCGAGCAGCAGGAAGCCCATCAGCAGCAGCATCAGCATGGGCCGCCAGCTGCGGCTCAGCCAATGCTCGGACTGGACCTCGGCCATCACCACGGCCTGGCCCAGCTCCGCCGTGCGCGTCAGGTGCGCCAGCACCTGCTGCTCCATCTCGGCGGCAAGCTTGCGCCGCAGCGCCTGGTCGGCCACATGCGCCTCGATGATCTTCATCAGCGGCCCGTTGACGAGCCCCACGGCCAGCTTCGCGGCCATTCCGGTTGCAAGCACCATCATGTCGTCTCCCGTTTCACAAACAGATATCTGACCAGCGCCGCGATCAGGCGGGACAGCCACCAGCCCCCGGCGTCGGGCGGCGGCAGGCCGGCTGGTTCCGCGGCGAACATGGCAGCCTCGGCGGCCCGCCGCCGCTCAAGGCCCGGCAGCACACGGCCCCTGGCCTTCACCCACAGCTTGAGGCGGCCTGGCACCGCCTCGAGGTGCCCTTCATTCACCGCCTTCAGAACGGAGGACCGGGCGAAAGCGCCCGTCCCCACGTTGAAGGCGAAGCTCACCAGTGCGGAGAACTGCCGCGGTGTAACCTCGCGCGTCAGGCGGGTGCGCACCGCGTCGGCGAAGGCCTCCACATCGCGCGCCAGCAATACGCGCGCCTGCGCCTGCGTCATCCGCATGCCGGGCTTCACCGCCGGCGGCCCGGCCTCAGCGGTATGGCCATAGCCGATGGTCCACACCCCCGCCGGGCATCGATAGGCCTCGGCGCGGAATCCCTCGAAGTGCCGGATCAGCGCCAGCCCCTCTTCCGTCATGTGCATGACTTTATCTCCTATAGTCTCGACTGCATCAGCATCGGCGCCACGCGTGAGAGCAGCGCCCCGAAGGACACCGAGAAGCCGATCACCAGCGTCAGCGTCTTCCAGCCGCCGCGCGCCGTCACCAGCGCATCGCGGATCTCGCGCACGTCCTGGCGCATTGCGTGGATTTCCTGCTCCACCGTCACCATGCGCGCTTCCAGCGCGCCCACGTCCCGCTCCAGGCTGGTCATCAGGCCAGGTTCTCCAGGCTCGCCTGCACCAGCGACACGGTCCAAGCGGCAAAGCTTCCACCGTTGACGGAAACCCCGATCACGGCACCAGCCAGCGAAGTGTTGAAGCTGGCGGAGGTTGCCCGCCGCACCGGCCCGGGGCTGTTGGAAAGCCCGGTCGATGCCAGCGTATGGGTCAAGCCCGCCACCGCCTGCACCACCGCCGCCGCGCCCACGCTGCGGAAGGTCACGTCCAGCGTGAAGCGCCCGTCATCCACCGCCATGGTCTGGACGGGAAAGCTCAGCACGGCGATCGCCGGATCGGCCAGCGCGCCCGCCGCGCCGAAGCGCAGCGAGATCACCGGCGTTGCGATCCCCGCCGCCGTCTTCGCCACGTCGAAGGCCAGCCGGTAGCGCGTCCCTGGGCGCAGCACGCCTGCCGGAAGCACGATCTGCGAGCCTGCAAGATAGCTGTCCACCGCAAATCCCGGTCCCTGGGCGGACAGCGACTGGTTGAAGAGCTCCCGCACCGGCGGCGCTGCAACCGGCGTATTGGGCAGCGACACCACCCCCGTCGCCCGGTCGACCAGGATCGCGTCGCGCCACAGCGTGCCGTCAGCACTCACCTTGAGGCGGAAGTCGTCCTCGCCCGCCAGCCCCATCTCCGCGCGGCCCGCAAACCCGGTCTGGTAGAGCAGTGCCGCGGTATCAGCCGCCGCATTCTTGTTCAGCTTCAACTGCATGCCGCCGCCCTGATGGTTCAACAGCACCGCCGGCGATGAGACGGCGAGGCGGTTCACCTCATCCGCGTTGGCATTGATGCCAAGGCGCGGCAGGCTCGTGATCTCGGGCGGCGTGCCGGGGTTGGATGGCGTGGAGGGCGAATCCTGCCGCAGGTCCAGCCACTCCGCGCCATCGAAGCCTAGGAACTTCTTCTCGTCCTCGACCCACAGCCGCCAGCCCGCGCGCGGCGGCTCGAACAGCCAGCCCCCGCCCTGCATGACGGCAAGCAGGCCCGCCTGCCCTGCCCATGCGCCGGAAGGTGCCGCGGGAACGAGGTAGCGCGCGCCATCCGCGGCAGCCTCAGGCGGCGCCGCCACGGCCCGCGAGATGACGGAGAGGTGGATCGCCCAGTCAAGCCGCATCAGCGCCTCGTTACCCAGCCCGTGGCAAAGCCCGCCACGTTGAAGGGCTTGCGATAGCTCGGCGCCGACACCTGCCGCACACTCGAAATGGCACGGATCGGCGAGAAGTTCGAAACCCGCCTGCCGATCTCGGTTTCAATCTCGGGCGGCACCAGGAACCCGCCGTCCGGGTTGGAGGATACGGAGAAGGCCTTGGCCTCCAGCCCCGTCAGCCCCTGCGCCTCGCCCTTCCTCACATAGCTCTCGAAAGCCTGCTTGTGCTCGCGTGAGGAAGGCTGCTGCTCCTCATGGCCTGAGAGCTGCGGACGCCGGGCCTTCAGCGTCAGCTCGTCGAGGCGGGCCTTCGCCTCATCCACCGCGCGGTTGATGCGCTCCACCTTCTCGGTGGTCACCACATCCGCCCCCATGCGCGCCTCGATCTGCGAAAGGCGCTCGTCATTGGCCTCCTTGAAAGCCTCGAACGCCTGCATCATGTCGCCAAAGGCGACCTTCGTTTCCAGTCCACCGTCCATTACGCAACGACCCTTTCTGATGTTGAAACAAACGACACCCGCGCTCCCATGAGCATCGGGAAAGTCACGAGCGAGATCTCCCAGAGGTCGATCTCGGTGAGGAGCCGCGACGCCGTCGCCTTGTCGCGCCGCGCCTTCAGCGTCTTGAAGCCGATCGACAGCCCGTCGAGCCCGCGCGATTCCAGCAGCGAGAACAATTCCCGCGCCCGCTGCACATTGCGGTCCAGCCTGCCCGTCACATGCAGGCCCCGCGCCGTCTCGCGCATGTCGATCCAGGTGCCCACGGGTTCTGCCGCATCATGCTGGAACAGCATCCGCACATCGCGGTATCCCCGCCGCTTCAGCGAGGCCGCAAAAGCCCCGGGCATCACCACGTCGCCCGACTGGTCACGCTCGCCGAACAGGCTCGCATAGCCAATGAACACCCCCGAACCGGAGCAGGCACACAAGGGCCGCCCCAGCCGGCTTTTTTCCCGGCGGGTTTGCATGGTCGCATTCTCCATTGTTTTTATTCCGTCACCCCGGCGAAGGCCGGGGTCCAGCTTCGGACGCCCACAGGGAAGCTGGATCCCGGCCTTCGCCGGGATGACGGCTCAGGGTCGGCGCGCCCCATACCCCACGGCGGCGCGCTTCTCGTCTTCCGTCAGGAATCCGGCAGCCCCCACCCGCGCCCACAGCGCCTCGCGGTCAGCCGCCAGCGCCTCCACCTGGTCCAGGTCATGCGCAAGGCGATAACGCCCCTGCCCCAGAAACCCCGTCATCGCCTCAGCCATCCGGCTCGCCAGCGGCAGCACCGTCTGCCGCCAGAAGCTGCGGTTCGCTTCCATATAATTGGCGAATGTATTGTCGCCGGGAATTCCCAGCAGCATGGGCGGCACGCCGAAGGCCAGTGCGATCTCGCGCGCCGCGCCATCCTTGGCCGAGATGAACTCCATGTCCTTCGGGCTGTAGCCCATCTGCTTCCAGTCGAGCCCGCCTTCCAGCACCATGGGCCGCCCGGCATTGGCCGAGCCCTGGTAACTTTGTTCCAGTTCGATCTTCAGCCGCTCGAACTGTTCCGCCGTCAATTGCCCGTCGCCCGCCGCATAGACCAGCGCGCCAGAGGGCCGCGCCGAATTATCCAGCATTGCCTTGTTCCAGGCGGAAGCCGCATTGTGCGTATCGATCGCGCGCTGTGCCGCCTCCAGCGGCGACATGCCGTAATGATCATTGAGCGGGTTGAACAGCTTCAGATGCAGCACATTCTCGCGCGGCAACCGAACCGATTGTCCGTTGACGGAATATTCAAACGCCTCCGCCCATCCGTTGGAGGAGGCAACCGCCTTCATCCGGTCCGGCCGCAGCGCATGAAGCTCGCGCGTGGTCCCGTCGATCTCGGCCTTCTCCACAAAGGCATTCCCCGCCACCAGAAGGAAGCCATAAAGCTGCTCGGCGAATTCGCGCCCCGGCTGCCCGGGGTTCGGCTGCCGCAGCAGCTCCAGCAGCGGATGATTGCTCACCTCACTGTCACCTTCATACAGCAGCCACGGCAGCGAACCCGCGGCTTCCGCAATCATCCGCACCGCGCGATAGCCGATGGCGTTTCCGGCAAACCCCTCCTTGGCCAGCGCCGCATAATTCCGCGGCGTCCACTGCGGCCTGCCCGCCGTGTGGAGCGCAATCAGTGGCGCGGTGGCCGAGCGCTTGGTCTCGGCCGCAATTATCCGCTTCAGTCTCTCGAACAT